TGTCTGAAGTAGTGTTGTCAGACGTTGACTACGAACTTCCTTCTGCATAACAGCAGCCACACCACGAGGTTTGATTTCCAAGTCACCTTCGATGTCAGGAGACTTGTCATTGAACTGCATGTTCCACTGGAAGTATGCCTCGCCCAAAGGCTTGAGAAGCATGTCGTCGATGTTCTTGATGACAGTCTTCATAGACAGACCCGCAGAACCCATCAGCATCGAAAGCCCTGAAGCTGTACGCCCCGTGCCTGTCACACCCGTCTGACCGTGCATAATTGAAGGGATACCTGTCTCTTCATCTGCAAGCTGACGGCTGATTTGATACATCTGAATATTCTCAGGTGCCGTATTGGGAAACTTCAAGCCGTTGATGGCTGTGCCTGTGACCCCCGACTGACGACGGAATATCTTTCCGGGAAAGATGTCCATGTTCTGTCCGGGTACGAGGCTGGCTTCATCTACGTCGAATACCATGTTGCCAGCAAGAGCCAAGTTATCAATCGCCATACGAACGTGACCGTTCATCAGCTTCTGGGCATCTTCCATGTTCTCTGCTACGCCGACACCCCACAACTGGTAGGGATTGACTTCGTATGGAAACACTTGGTATGGAATACGAGCAGGAGTGAACGGGTTGAGAACACACCGTAGAATCATATTTCCACAGACCCAGATGTTGACTTGCAGTTCATCGAACTGGCTCATCATATTACTATCAGCAAAGCCCGCTTTTTCAGCAAGCTGAGAATCGAGAACGCCCCAGTATTCTAGAACCTCATATCTGCTCTCTGATACATACGGTTCTGTTTCATCTTCACGGATGGTGTCTTCATAGTACTTGTCCTCATAGTTAGGACCTTTTGCAAGGCACTCTTCGACAGCTTCTGCTATGAAGTGAGGACGTTTAATCAAGGCACGTAACTGCTGACGGTTCAGTCTGTGACGTTCGATGACATACTCGCAGTCATCTACAGTCGTAGCAGACGGGTCAGGATGGAAGTCCCACGCTGATACCATCTCAATCCGAGGGACAGTCTTCTCGTAAGGAGCGTACTCCCGCTCTCCCTCTTCGTTGCGTTCCCACTTGTGAACACGCTTGTGGAAGTTAAACGGACCCTTGACGATACCCGTACCCAAGAGAGACGACTCGAATATCGCTTTTCTTAGGACATTTACAGCGTTGGTATCCAGCAGTTGGTCATGGATACACTTCTCCATGTTCAAAGCCGCCTTCTGTGCAGGGCTGATTTGAGGCTCACCTATGCGCGAAGGACCCTCGGCAAGGGGTAGACTACCCATCTTACCTTCAAGGCCACCTAGGAACTCCTTAGAGGGCAAAGAACCCAATGCTCCGGGCGGTAGGTCCCTACCATCACCGACAAACCCGTAAGGGTCTTGGGTTTCCATCTGGTCGAGAGGCGTTTCCATGTGTGCAAATTCAGATATTCCCTCAGGCATCGGCGTGTGCTGCACAACCAAAGGAAACTTCTTATTTGCAAACAGGATGTCCATAATCTGCCCATAGGCAGCAAGGACTTTTGTTTTAGTGATTCGAACAAAAACCTTCGACCGTTCAGAGTCTCTGTACTGGGTCGTAGAGTCGGTTACACCACGAAAGTTCTTATAGGCTTGCAACCAGCGTTGTTCATAGGAGAACCGCCCGTTTTCAGCTTCTTCAAACTTCTGTTTTACGTACCCAGCCAGACCCGGAAATTGTTCATCCGCATCCGCTACCGAAATAGCAGTGTCATCGGCAGGTTGAAGGAAATTATCTTCTGACATATGAAGTCCTAGCTAAAGTAGTTTCTATCGTCAGCCATCGTGTTGAATGAGGCTTCTACTGTAGGCTTTGTTTGTTTCTTAGGCATGGCTTCTGCAAGTCCACCCAAGTTTTGTACAGCCGTGTCAAACTCAGGCTTTTCACGGTATAGCTTAGATGCGCCTTCGTCTGTATCAACGCTGACTTTATCAGAGTTCATGATGTACGCTGCGCCGTAGTTGTAATTGTTGTCTGGCATTTCTGCCTCCTTGTTATCTAGATAAAAAGCCTTGGTCTGGTTGAGTGGCAGGAGCGGCTTCAGGTCCCCTGTCAATATCCGTTGTCTTAGATTGTCTAGCTCTGTTTAAAAGAGCCTGCCGTTCTTGCTCTCCCTTTTCTATAACGCCAGCAAATCCTATCGAGGCATCTTTGATGTCTGTCGGAGCAATGGGAGATACAACCTCTGCTGCAGCCCCTGCTGCGCCTATTATTTCAGGAAGAAAACCCGGTAGTCCCATGTCAGAAGCTGTTTCTTTTGCAATCTCATACCCGGCAGGTGCAGCTAGAAAAGGAATAGCTTTTATAACTTTAGGAGGAATCTTGTCTACTACGCTGTCTACTACGTCTTTAGTCCTGCCAAGAAATGCGTCTAAATCGAAGCCAGAACCCAACGCCTTTTGTGTGTCGGGAGATAGGTCCTCTGCAGAGCTTATCATGTCGGGTTCTGGGGCTATTGTAGATTTAGAAGGCTTGGGCGGCATGTTTGCTTGTGCCGTTCTTTTTGCTGCTTCTGCTTCTAGTAGTTGTGTTTCCATCTGCGTCTTGGAAAGCTCTACGAAAGTATCGGATGCTAAAGGGTCTACAGTTATGGCGGCTGAAGCTATGGTTTTGTCTGAAAAAGAAACCCCTTGAGACTTCTGCTGAACTACATCTTGAAAGTGAACAGGGAGTTTTGAAACTCCATCTGCGCTGACTGTGTATCTTTGTGTGTACGGAGACAACTGTGTGACACCCACATCAGAAAGAAACTGACCGTGAGTCAGTGTAAACTTACCGTCGGGACCTGTTGTTCTATTTCCTTCCGTAAGAAGAACATACGGCTCAAAGGCTTTAGCGTTGGCCTCTTCGATAGCACCCGACTGGTCTATCACAGCTTGATACTTCTGAACGTTTCCTGCTGGGGGTCTCCAAGTAAGAGCTTTACGAACTAGGTCGTCGTCATTGTAACCCTTCGCACTTAACGAAGTTTCCATAACACGCCGCCAATCATAAGCAGAGAATGGCTGTTTAACGTACTCGCCCGTGCTTTCTTGTAGATATTCTATGTCAGGAATAGCTGAACTTTTTAAAGCATCTCCTATGGTCTTATCCAAAGACGACGGCTTTTCAAAAACAAGACCGGATGTCTTGTCCCCTATTATAGACTTTATGATGTCTCTTTGTGCGGTTGGTAGATAGCCAATTTTTACATTAGAGCTTTTTTTACCGGGCTTTGCATCTGTTTTTAATTCTAGGCCCTTAACCAAGCCCGTATTAAAATCAATGTTTTCTATTTTTAAGGCTTTAAAGTCTGAGGGTCTGTACCCACCCATCATCATCATAAGCATACGACCACCTGCAGGGCGGGTGTTGGGGTCTGCCATCAAGCCAGCAGCTATGCGCTTGGACTCTGTGTACACCTCTTGTGGAAACTGCAGAGGGATAAGTCTGCTTACGTCTGTTGAAAATCCTGCCTTTAGATACCCTGCTTCACCCACAGAGTTTTTTAGCATAGTACGGAACGGGTTGGTTGTTCCTTGAGCAGTAACTCCTACCTCGGCAAGAATTGACTTGAAGTCTCCTATGAAACCGTTTACAGAGTTGGTACTTCCTTTTTCTATTATAGAATTAAATAGCTGCTTACCAGCGGGGGTTTCCTCGGTGATGTCACCTAAAGTTATGCCCGAAGCCCCTAACTCGCTCAGTACCTGCGTTCTTGCTGCTTTTACTTTATCTGATATATCTGTTCTGTTACTGATGATGTCAACAAGACTAGAACCACGAAGAGCATCTCCTCGTGATTTACCGTCTGCTGTAATCTGACTAATAAAGTCTTTGTTAAAATCTACTGCCATCTAGTATCCAAAAGTCGTGTCCATGGGTTGGTATACTTGTTCTTTTATGCCTTGCAATGTCTTGTGAATTGATGTATAACTACTTGTACGAGTCATAACCATATAACGGAGTGCATCATATGCATGGTCTTCAGCTTTGGTATCAACGTCTTCACTATTGGTTTTGGACAGCGGAATACCTGACATCTGTGCGACAGTGTGTTTACAAGTTGAGAAGATTCTTAAACGCGGTTCTTGGGAGTAGGGGTCGTCAGATAGTCTTCTGTGTAATTCCATCTTTCCTTGTATTCTACTTCGGTCTGATGGTGTCCACCGAACTCCTGCTCTCATCATTGTTTCAGCGATAGATGGTCCGAAGCCTGTCTTGTTCCAGCACGAGGCATCAAGGACATTATAATGGGGCGAAGGGTCTAGCTCTTCCATTTCTAGTATTTTATCAGCCAACTGCTCGCCTGTCAAGTGTTTAGCGTATAACTCCTTATACACCCAGATGTTGTTATCCCAGTCGATTGCGCCCCAAAGGACACAAGACGGGGAAGCATAGCCGTAATCCGCAGCACGGATACGGGGCCAGTTGGTTGGCATCTCGAAAGGTTCGACGACGTGCCTAGCGCGAGAGAACTCAGGAAAGGCTGCTCCCTCTGCTACGTCCCAGTCTCCATCTAGAAGTCTGCGGCGTTCTACATCCGGTAGCGAACGGAGCATCGCTTCGTATTGTCCGTCAGCCATGAGGTAGGGGTTGTCGGTTAGTCTTGCCGGAACGAACTTCCTGTAGAACAGAGGTTGACCTGCTCTCGTAGGATGTGCGTCAGGCCAAAGAAACGCTTTGCCCGTCTCTGGGTCATACGCGGGAAAAGCCTTGTTAGCTTCGTGCTTTTCGATATACATCTTTTTGACCCACCAGCCACCCACGCCACCGGGGTTCGCAGTGCATCGCATACAGAGGTTCTTCTGTAGTTCTGGGTCTGTTGACCGAAGACGTGAACGCAAATAATCCCAAACATAGCTACTCGGATACTGGGTGATTTCATCGACACCTATCCAGTTGAACGCCTGACCTTGAAAACGGGTCACGTCTTTGTCGCGGTCTAGATAGGTGAACCACATGGTTGCCCCAGAGGGAAAGACCCAAGTGGATTTGGCTTCTCGATATATGGCTCCGGGAAATGCCTTGGGGTATAACTGCTTGGACTTGTCGATTAGTTCAGTGAGTTCGTCCAGAGTCCGGCGGAGAAGTAGCCCACGGTGATTAGCGTTGTGACAATAACGCAGAGGGTCAGCAAGGAGGGCAAAACTTTTGCCGCCGCCTGCTGCACCGCCATAGAGGACATCTTGTTCAGGAGCAGACAGGAACTCTTCTTGAGGACCGTCATTGGGTTTGAATATAACGGGGGTATCATCAATTATTTCTTTTACGGTTGCTGGGAGATTGGATACATCATCCATATCCACGACCCGCGAACCTGTTTCGCTCAAGGCGGTCTCCACCTTCTTGGCACTCTTCTTCAGCTTACGAGCGTAGCTGGCTTTATCTTGTGCCTTCTGCTGGTGCTTTTCCTTAGACTTCTCAGCCTTGCGAACACGAGCTTGTAGCGCACGTCTGGCTCTTTCAGCGCGAGAAAGATTGTAAGTTGCCTTTGGCGCATTGGGGTCCTTCTTGGGACGGCCCTTCTTTTTAGGGGGTGCTTGTTGTTCGTCAGATGACACGGGGGTACCTTAGTTGCTTTTTTCCACAGAAGAGGCTGCTGGGCGAGGCCCTTTATATCTAGGTACGTCTTTTGGTACAGGTCTAACAAGTTCATACTCTGGACGTTCAAAAGGAACTGCTTCGTCGTCTGGAATGTGAGGTGCAGGTCCTCTGTATTTTTTTGGTGTATCAGCCATTGTATATTGCCTTTCTTCCGCGATGTATTTTACCGCCGTGGGCGTACCCTTCCGGCATCATTCTTTTTTGGTCTGATGTAGTCACTAAGCCTTTATCGTCTTTACCTACCGGTTTATAATCGTCATACTCCCCAGATGCGACACCTAAATAAGAGAAGATTTTATCCTTTATTTTTTTGTTTGAATATTTTTTATCATCAGGATAGTAACCTTGTAAGGATTTCAAAGTTGCTACAGCACCTTGTTGCCTTTTGTTTAGTTTACTGAAGGCCGGGACTAGCTTAGTAAGCGCAGGGGAGTGCTTTGCCACATTCCCAGCGATATGCCCAGCCGATTCGATAACCTCTTTGCTTGGAAAATTTCTAGCCATTGTATATCGCCTTTCTTCCGCGATGTATTTTACCGCCGTGCGCTTTACCGATGCGCTGGGGTTTGAAATCGTCTCTCATGCTGGGTCTGTACTTTTTGAAGCCGGACCCGCTGGGGGACAGGTTGTTGTTATAGTGGTCCTGTTCTTGAGAAGTCAGGTTACTGAAGTTCTCTTGCGCGATACGTCTTATTTCTCTATCACTCCGCATCTATTACCATCTCTTTTTTCGGTGGCAACAGGACAACCCCGTGGATTGCCTGTACGTTGTGATTCATCGTCTCTTGTTTACCGAGGCCGACACGGTTGAGTACCGCTTCTGCAGCCCGCAGCTTCAGGTCGTCCCCTCGTTCGATGACGGGTGTATCGACAAGCTCCACCATCTTGTTCGCGGCACGGAGACTGTGACCAGCGAGGACGGCTCGTGTGCGGTCCACAATCTCATCCGCCAATCTATCCCGCAACCACGTCACAGAACCCACGGAGTATCCCGCAACTTCGGCAGCTTGATTGAAGTGTCCACCGTTTTCGAACAAGGCAGTGAGAAAAGTCTCCTGTTTATCAGAGAGAGACTTCTTTTCTCTCGATTGAGGAAGAAGATTCATCGGGTATCCGGTGTTTTGTGTGAGGTAGCTGGCTGCGTTCCGGGGTAATACCGTCTTTTTTAAAAAATAAAGATTTGAGTAGAGGCTTCCCACTGTTTTGCAACACCAGCAACCTCCATTATGGGTGTGGTATCGTTGTTTGTCAACACCTTTTGACACACACAATAAAAAAAATTACACAGGGGTGCTTTTTTGTGTTGACAGATGGCGCATACGGGTATACAATGGTCTATAACCCGCCGGGTAAACCCCCCATGTTACCCATGGCTACATAATGAGTTCGCAGGACCCCACAGAGGGTCCTTTTTTTGTGTCCGGTGTGTACCGGCAGGGTACATAATGAGTTCGCGGGAACCCCATACAGGTAACTACAAAAATAAGAAAATATATCGGGATTGCTAGCATATGCCGGGGGTCCCCCCATGGCCCATGCGTACGCGCACGTGGGAATTTTTCTATTTTACCTGTAACAGCTAACCGCCATCACCTGACAGGCACCCAAACCCCGCGAACTAGATGGACACACCCCACCGAACAACACATGCGCCCGCGCCCGCGTACCTGTTTTGCCATTTGTCATGTTTCCGCTGTGTTTTATGGCATGTATCCCCAAGGGTTGCCCGTCTCTGTCAGTATAAATAGCAATACAAGGACAACAGACACCGCCCCCTTCCCAATGAAACCAATGCTTAGAGGCATATTCCAGCACCACACACAAAAACACCCGCCGAGACTATCGACGGGTGCTTCTGGGAGAAACTGTGTAGCTAGTCCAATAATAGTAAAAGAACTAGCAGGATATGTAAAGCACTCATGATGCCGTTGCCAGTATCGTTACCAAACAAAGGAACAAACAGGTGTAAAACGCCACAAAGCCGTAACGGTCTACCATCACTCGGCCCCCTTGATTATGTGGATATCTGCAACCGTCTTCACCGTCTTCTCGAATGAATAACCAGATATCCCGAACACTTCAAGACTGGCTTTCAATACGTTCACCTGATTATCCAGCTGACTAACCATATTGTGAATAAGCCGTAATTGCTCGACAGGTACAACGGCAAGCTGGTCGGCATTATCGCTGGTGATGTTGTAGTCTAATATCTCTTTATTCATGGTCTATTCCTCTATGTTGTAAGTAGTAAGAGAA